CTCTTCGAACAGATTGCGCAGCGGCGCGATGACCGTGTTGGCGCTGGCCTGGAGAGAGGCGAAGGCTTTTTTGACGCTCTCGGTGAGCTGGGCGGCAAACCCTTCGGCACCGGCGCCTATTTGTCCAAATAGGGCCGAGCCACCGCTGATGGCGCTGAGGTTGGTGCTCAGCAGGGAGCCCAGCCCGCGGCCAAGGCCCTCGCTGATGGCGAAGACCTCTTCGCGGATCTTGAAGAGGAAGTCGAAGACTTTGGTTAGGCCCCCCAGCATGGGGTCGAGTAGACCGGCCCCGAAGCGTTGGCTGATCAGTTCGCCAAGGTCACGGATGTTGGAGACAACGCCTGCAAAGCCCTGGGCGGCGATTCGCTGGCCGGCCACTGAGGCGGCGAGGCGCTCCTCGAGGAATTTGATGACACCGCCGGCTTGGGTCTTGGCTTTGGCGACGTCCTCGTTGGTGATGCCGAGTGCCTTGGCTAGGTAGGAATCGGTGGTGATGTCACCCCGGAGGATCGAGCCGATCTCTTGGCGTGCCTGGTACAGGGGGATGCCAAAGGTGCCGAGGGCGGCGGCGAAGTTGATGGCCAGGTCTTCGGCGTCCTTCAGGCCCCCACCGATTTGACCGATCTGGGAGGCCACCATCCCGAAAACTTCGATCACCTCGTTGGAAGTGACACCTGCCAGGGCGATGGAGCGCTCTCGGATGCTGTCGATGCGCTTGGCGACCTCGCCGGTCAGGGCAACGATCTTTTGGTACGGGTCGGTGATCTCCGTGCCGTTGCGGAAGACCTTGTTGGTGGAGGCGAGGGTGGTCTGGGTCTTGAGGATCGTCTCGCGGAGCTTGATCTCGCGGCCGATGGTCTCGTTGAAGAAGCCACCGAAGGCTGCTTGGACAAGGCCGACCGCTTCCTTGACGGCGAAGAGGGCGAAGCCGGCCTTGGCCAGGTTGTTGATCAGGCGACCGGCAGCACCGCCGGCGGCCTCGAACGAGTTGGAGAGGATGGCGCCGGCTTTGGCGTTCTCGCGTAGAGCAGCGGCGGACTCGGGGGCGGAGCGGGCCAGGCTGGCGGCGCCTTTGGCGAGACCCTCGACCTCGCGGACGCGCTCGCCGATGCCGGGGATGTTTTTGCTGAAGCGGTAGAAGGTCTGGATGTTGTTGCCAGCTTCTTTGACACTTGCGTTGATGTCTTTGAAGCGTTTGTTGATGTCCTGGAAGCTGGAGACATCAACCTTGATATTGCGGTTCTTGGTGGCTTCGGCCGCTGTCTTGTCTACGGCACGCAGTTTGCGCTCCGCGTCCTGCGTTTCCGCTGTGACCCGCAGGCGAAAATCTGCCACCAACCAGCGCTATTCGTTATCCGTATGCTACGGCCGGCTCTCGGAGGGGGTGATGAGGGCGACGAAGACGTGCATTGGGATTTGGCGGTTGCGGAGCAGCTCGCTGAGGATGAATTTGGTTGGCTGATCGGGGCCGTCGGCCTCTTGGTTGGACGGCCTCCAGTTGGGGAAGGGAAGGAAGTCCTCGGGCTTCGATTTGGGTGCGGCGCGCTTGGAGCCGGAGAAGCCGTGAGCAACCTGCAGCACGAGGTTGGTCAGACGCGCTGAGGTGATCGCGTTGATGTTCGCCTGGGCTTTTTCTTGATCATCGAGCTCGCGCAAGACCCAGCGCACCGTGCTCACCGGTGTGCGCAGGAATCGCTCCGCAGGGAAGTCTGCTCCGAGGGCGGAAGTACGGAGGCGCACGTAGATCGCATCCCAGTTGGTGATCGGGGAGCGGAGGTGCGCCTCGGCCTCGGCTAGGACTTCTTCCGGGGAGGGCTGAACTCGGGTTCGGCCTCCGAATCGTTTCCCGCGTCAGGCTCCGGCCAGCCATCGCGCTCCCACAGGATCAGGGAGAACACGTCCTCCATGACTTTGGTTGGCATGGCTTCGGTGTCGTCCTCGCTCCAATCGGGGAGCTTGGACCAGTCGTCGGCGCCGGGGAGCTTGGCTTCTCCGCGGTAGCGCATGAACAGGGTCACGAAGGCGACCTGCTGGGCGACAGCTCCGATGGTGTCTTTCTGGAGCTCCTCGAGGTCGCTGGCGTAGTCGTAGAGGATGTCTTGATTGGCTTCTTCGCCGGCCTGGCTGAGGAGGTCTACGGCTTCTTTGGTGCTAATTCCTTTGTCTTTTGCGATGCGTTGTGCGAGTTTGATCGAACGGAAGGTTGATTTGGACTGCTTCCGTGAGATTTCCTCGATACCCTTTGCTTCGCCAGGCACAAGATCGTTGTAGATCGGGAAACGGAAGGGGCCGATCTCGTGATACTTGTCTGGTGCGAAAAGAAGGCTTGCGTACTTACTCATCAGAAAGGGGGAGGTCTACTTCCCAGGCTCGTGTTGCGTCCGGGAGGTTGAGCAGCTCAAGCGGAAGTTCTACGTCCAGACTAGCGTCGTTATACGCTAGGCGTATATGCTGTGAGGGGATCAGGGGCTCCAGGTACAGGGCACCACAGTGGAGCGTGGAGCCCTCTACCCGGCAGTTCACTGCGTAGACCGTGTTGATCGGGTTGAGCAGGAGATCGTGGTGCATGACGGCATGAAAAAGGCCCCGGAGTTCGGGGCCTGGAGGTAAAGAACCGCGCTCGGGATCAGGCGGTGCGGAAGGTGGTGGTGAAGCCCTGCAGCGGACGCTTGATGCCAGAGGCAGAAGCGTTGCCGTTGGCGTCCACAGCCTGGGTGATGGCGCCGTCGGCGACACGCAGGCGGTAGATGGTGGCGGCCGAGAGGTTCGCGCTCGGGTTGATAGTCACCACGTTGCTGGCCAGGGTGACGGCAGCGTCGACCTTGGCACCGGTGGAGGCCACTTCCAGGCGGAAGCCGCTGCCATCGGTCTGGCCGAGGGCCAGTTGGGTCAGGGCGGCAGTGCCGTCGGAGGTGTAGGTCACGGTCAGGTCGTTGCCCACCACCACAGCCGAAGCGTTGTCGGCAGGGACCACGGCGTAGCGGCGGGTGCCGCTGGAGGGTGCGGTGAACAAGAGGCTGGACTGAACGCCGCCGAAGCTGATCGGGGTGGAGCCACCGTCGTAGCGGCCGAAGACGGGGCGGGCGCGGGACATGAGGTCGAAGGTGATCTCGGTGAGACCTTCGGCGTTCATGGACTCCTGGTAGTTCTGGATCACCGCGTTGAAGCCGGTGAAGTCGTAGATGTAGTTACCGGAGGAGCCGTTGGCCTGGCCCAGTTCCTTCAGGAATTCGATGTAGATCTCGAAGTCCTTGTTGTAGCGGGCTTTTTGGATGAGGTTGAAGCCCTCGTCGTAGTTGCCGCGGAAGGTGGGGCAGTTTTGGCCGGCGGGGATTTCGGCGTCCTTCAGGAAGTAGGCGGTCACCGATGCCTGCACGGAGGAACCGGTGATGACGCTGTCCATCCAACCGTCGTCACCGAGGAGACGGAACTCCTGGTTGTTGTCGTTGATCTGGAAGCTGGTCTGGGTGATGCCCTGCAGTTCGACGTAGCTGGAGCCGGCGTCGAGGGTGGGCAGGGTGATCATGCCGGCGGCGTCGCGGGATGCGAAGTAGCGGCAGGGGGGTGTCAGGTCCACGGCACGGACGATGGTCCGGTGAGCCTTGTGGAACGACAGCCCGATGGCGTAGTCGGCCATTGTGGTGACTCCTTAAGGGATCGGGGGGTTCAGAACGGCTCCGCGGATGCGGGCCGTGAGGGCCTCGAAGGTGACCTCGGTCCGGGCCATGTACGTGACTTGGTCCCGTGGGAAGGCGCGGGCCAGACGGCGGCTGATGTCCAGCAGCGAGACCGGCATTCGGGTGCCTTCCTTGGTGCCGTAGTTCGTGAAGCGGACCGTCCAGGTCTCGAAGGACAGGACTCCGCTCATCGAGCCGGGGCTGGTGATCTCGGGAACGTCCTCGATGACGCACTCGATGCCGGTGATCGCCCAGTTGGAGGGGACCATCGTGGCGCCGGCGACGTAGACCGCAGGGACGCGGCTGGTATCGGGGAGCGTGTAGTACCCAGGCCAGGCGGTGTACGCCTTGAGGGTGGAGCCGTCGTCCTCGAAGAGATCGAGGATGTGGCGCTCAAGGGTGCTCCGAAGAGCAGTAACCGGGGGGCAGTGGGTCGAGATCGTCATTGCTGCTTCTCCAAGGCAGAGCGCAGCAGTTGGCCGAACTTGGAGGCGGCTCCCTCAAGGGGGGCTTTGGTCCAGGGGCGGCCCGGGAAGCGCATGCCGGTGGTGGATACGCCGCCCTCGTGGACTTGTTGGGCGTAGTCGACCGGCCAGGTGAAGGTGACGGAACCGTCAGAGTTGACGGTGCGCGTCTGGCTGGCGCGGAGACGGCCGGTGTCCACGATGTCCCGCACTTGGGGCGGGGTGGGGTATTCCCATTTCACGGAGGAGATCTCCTCGGTGAAGCGGGCGTCGAGCCAGGTGCCGAGCTCGCGGACCGCTTGGGCGGTGGCAAGTTCGAGGGCTTGGCTGAGGTCCGGATTGCGGCGGGCCATTAGGTCGGTCCCCCCACAACGCGGAAGGTGCCTTCGATGGATTGGCGCAGGTCACGCCGGTGGGCGCTGTCCATCGCCAGGTCGAAGATGAGCTCGAATCGCCCTCGGTAGCCGTTGATCACGCAGTCGGCTTGGGAGCCGTTGGTGATGCGAGGGTCGAGGATCGCGGGGCTCAGCAGACGGCCTCGGCAGGAGTAGGTGGTGGAGTCGACTCCGCTTTCGGGTCTCCAGCTGGGGGCTTGGAGGGTGAAGGCGGCGAGGTACTCCAGGGTCTCGGTGGTCTGGATGGCGTTGCCGGTGGCGGGATCCGTCGTGGCAAACCCCGTGCCAACTTCGAAGGCCAGCTGGGCGTTACCCCAGGGGGCGTAGTTGGCAATGGTGGATGCCGGGATGGCCATGGCTCACCAGGCGAAACCGCTGAGGGGAAGGCTGTTTTGGAGCCTTTGGTACTCCTGGCCGTAGAGGGTCGACTCGATCAGGCTCCCGCTGGGGGAGCCGGATGCAGTGCCGACTTGGAGGCCGATTTGGATGGTGCGTGATGCCAAGAGGTGGGCGGCCAGGTAGCTGACGGCCTCGGTGTGGAGGGTGCCCCAGGTGGTCGCAGGAGTGGTGCGACCGGCCTCGGCCAACGCGCCTTCGATCACCGAGAGCGATTGCTCGCCGAACTCGGGGAAGCGGAGGAGGAATGCGTTGGCGGAGGGGACAGCCATTAGCCGTTGCCTTCAGTGATGGCGCTGATGCGCTTGGCAATCGCGTTCTTCACCCGGATGCGGGACTCTTTGGCGTCCCACCGACGGAGCTGCTCCAGGTCGAAGCTGTCCTCAACCAGGCTCATGGCCTGGGTGATAGGCATGTCGGCGATGGAGTCGCTGGCTTCGCGTGGAGCAGCTTTGGTTTCCGTCGGCTCCTCGGTCTCGATGCGCAGGGCGCCGAGGGAGAGGAGGTTTTTGACCACGTCGTACTCCTTGATCTGGTTCCAGACGCTCTCGGGGAAGTCACGGGTGACACCTGAGTTGACCTGGATGTGATCGGAGAGACCGCCGCCACCAACGAACGAGAAGCCGATGGAACACTCCTTGTCCATCGGAGGGTTTTCGAGCTCGGGGCGGTAAACGATGATCATGACTGGGTGAAGATGATGTGCCATCCCATTCTGTCTGGGATGGAAAAGGCGAAAAGATTACGCCTTTTCAAGCACCATGGCGCTCTTGGGGTAGTAGAGCGCGAGACCACCGATTCGGGCGTGGGCGGCCACGCTGAACTCGAGGGCTTGGCGGAGGGGAGGCAGGAACTCCAGGGGCTGGGGGATGTGCAGCTGCAGCTTGTCGGGGCTGCGGTCGTACACCACGATCCGGTCCTTGGAGAGGGAGCCGCCGGACTTGCTGGCTTCCAGCTCGTTGATCGGCTCGATGGAGCTGATCATCGGGTTGGTGCGCAGGAAGAACTCCATCACCGTGGTGTCCGAGGTGCTCGAACGGGGGGTGGTGGAGATGATGCGGTACACGTTGTAGGGCACCAGCATCGTGTTGGGCATCTCCTTCATGTTGGAGTTCTGCACGAGGCGGGTAGGCGCTTCGTTCAGGAGCTCCAGCATTTCGTCAGTGGTGGCCGTATCGAACCACTTGTTCGGCACGGTCTTGTCGACCTGATCGTTGTTGAAGAAGCCCTTCATGCCGGAGGCGGAGTCGCCGAAGTAGGCGATCTCTTGCACCTTCTCCTCGTAGGCGCGGCGCACGGCGTTGGCACGGCGCTGCTCCAGGTTCATGCCGGGCACCATGGCGGCGGCACGGGTTTCCTGGATGGTGTAGGCGAAGGAGCCACCGATACTGCGAACCGGCAGGGTGACTTCCTTGCGGAGCACGTCAGCGCGGGGCAGATCTTGGGCTTTGTCACCAATCACCTTCATCGAGCCTTGCTTGTCGAAGACGCGATAGGTGAAGGAGTCAGCACCGTTCCCGACCTCGGAGGAGAGGGGGATCAGCTGGCTGTACTTGATGTCGGCGTACTCGACCTCGAAGGTGCGAGCCAGGATGGTTTCCAGCTCGCGAGCGAGGAAAACGCCGACCTCGTCGTTACGGATTTCAGTGGTCATGGCAGGAAGCTCCGTGATCAAGCGTCGGCGGAGTAGGTCATGCCGGGGATGTCAATCTCCAGCAGGACCAGGCCGGCAGCCGAGGTTTCAGACAGCCAGCGAGCACCTGCGGTGATCTCGACAGTCTTGGTGGCAACGGCGGTTTTGGTGAAGCGACCCAGGAAGGCGCCGGCGACGGTGCCGCTGTGGTCAGCTTTGAAGAAACGCACGGCATCGCCGAGGGCGATGGCGGCGGTGGAGTACACCCACACAACACCTTTGGAGACCACGTTCACGGTCTCTTTGTCGGGGTAGCCGTAGCGGCCGTCGCTGTACACCGGGGTGGGAACCGGGGTGTAGCTGGAGCCGAGGCTGGCGCCCTCGAGGACCTGAGAGCTAACGGCCATGCCCTGGATCAGGGTGGTGCCGGTCGCGATCTCGACGGCCAGAGGATCGTTGCTGGTGGGGGTGTTGTCGGTGGCAACCAGCACGCCGTAGGGGAGGGCGGCGCCGGATTGGTTGCGGTAGCTGCGGCAGACGTAAGCCTGCAGGTCAGCCAGCATGCCCTCGTGACCCTTGACCAGGGAGAGGGGATAGCTGCCTTGAGCCCCGGAGGGGTTCGCGACAGTGGTGGCGGTGAAAGTAACGGCCATGGAAGGTGCTCCTTACTTGGTGGCGGTGAGGGGACGCTTCCAGGCATCCGCCATCCGCGAGCGGTAGGTGTCTACCGGGGAGGCGGTGCCACGGCCGGCGCCTTTCAGGGCGTCCCGGAGGGAAGCGGTGCTGTCGGCGCGGTCTTCCTTGGTTTCGGGCTCTTCGCCTTCAGCCTCGGGAGCTTCTTCGCCGGCTTCTGCCTCTTCACCCTCGCCTTCTTCGCCGTCCTCGTCGGAGCGGGCGGCAAGGATGCCGTCCACCACGCCTTGGATGTAGGCGGGTTCAGCGTCCTCACGCGGCGCGTTGCCGGTGAGGTTCTCGAAGGCTTGGGTGTAGAGGCTGGCGTCGTCGATGCCGTCGAACTTGAAGTCCTCGGCGAAGGCGGGGGCCAGCTTTTGCAGGGTCGAAAGACGAGCGGCGACCAGTTGGTCGAGCTCGGCTGTGTCGATGCGGGGAGCGCCGCTCTCCAGCTCAGCCATGCGCTCTTCGAGAGCGTCGGCCCGGCCTTCGGCGGCTTCTTTTTCGTAGGCGATGGAGTCGAGGTCGCCCTGGAGCGAGTCGAGCTTGGAGTTCAGCTCGTCGCGCTCGGCAGTAACAGCTTTGAGTTGGCGCTCCATGTCCCGTGCGAAGGACTGGACCGCCGTTGCTGCTTCTGCGGGCAGATCGATCTCCAGGCCGTCAAGTTTGACGGTGGCCATAACGGGAGATTCATGTGTACAGGGCTGGAGCGCCGACCCGGAAATTCGGGCCAGATCTGAGTCGAAGGCCACGGCGTCAGCCGCATCCATGCGATCCAGAAGGAGACGTACCTCCGGGCCAGCCCGGCCGCGGGGGACGATGGCGATGTGGTTCACCCGGATGTTGCGCTGGATGCCGGCGTACTCCTCGCCCTCGGGGGTGAGACCGGGGGTGGGGTCGAAATCGACCTTGTAGCCAGCAGACACCTCGGTGGCGTCTTTGCGCTTGATCCTCTCGATGGCGTCCGCGTCGGTGACGACGAGGGCGACCTCCACGAAACCGTCGTTGTACCGGACTTGGCTACCGGAGTAGCCGATTTGGTACTGCTTGGTGTTTGCGGCGTCGAGAAGAACGGGCGGGTGACCCCACGTTGCGGGTTTCATGCCGAACGTGGAGAGCGAGTCAGGGTTGCTCACCTCCTCAGGGGGGCGATATTCCCGGACTTGGGATCCATCTGCACGCCGATAGAGCTGCGTGCCCGTGCGCGCTGCACGACACCAGACGCGGAGGTAACCCTCCTCGGTGGTTTCGCTTCCCGTTATGGGCGCGAAGTCGTAGCGAGAAACAGATGTTTCCATGGCACCACATTACGGGTCCTGCGTGTAATGAGTAGCCTTAAACGGTGAGCGAGTAGATCTCTGTGGCGATCCACAGGCAGTTGGCGATGTGTCGTCGCATTAAAGGCTTAAGGGTGCATGCTGGACTGACACAGATGCAGGTTGCAGAGGCACTTTGTGTCAGTCAGGCTGCATACAGCAGGTTGGAAAAGGGAGAGGTTGAGATTTCACTCACAAAGTTGTTCGTTTTAGGCGAGCTTTATGGCGTTTCGCTCCACAAGTTGATCGAGGGGATCTAGGCGTTGTAGACCTCGGTGTGCCAGACGATGGCGCCCTCGGAGAGCAAGCGCTGGCGGATATTGGCGGCTTCGTGGGCGGGGCAGAGCAGGGTTTGGGCTCCGGCGAGGTTCCAGAACCAGATGCGGGTGTAGGCGTGCTCGGGCAGTGGGGCCGGTTTCACGTCGATGTCCTGCACACGCGCTCGGGGAACTGAGCCCATTGTGTGGAGGTCAGCCCAGCGGTGTTTTGGAGCGACGCGGGCACCGGCTGGCCTCTAAAGCGTCGGAACGGCCTGTAGCCCGTTTAATGAACTCTCCGATTGAGACTTGTGTTTCGAGTTCACCCATTGCGGATTCGGGGTCAGGTCTGAATCCATAACGACGGTAAATAGCAGTGCGGCCTCGGCCTCCCCCGTCTGATTCAACAGCGGACGCGACTAATGCGGCCTCGGGCGGTAGGTGCTGTACGTGGTCCAGCATCATGGAGGTAATTCGTTTCTGGATCAGGCGCGTTGAAGAGACGGATTCTTGTGGTGGAGGTGGCTGATTCCACTTTCGTATGGTAGGGCGCGTCAGGGACCGGTCAATAGTGAACTGCACCTGCCAGCGGTCCGAGAATCGGCCCTCCTGCTCGACCCGAGTCTCGATAACCCGACCATTAAGTGTGCTTAGGCCGATGTGCTCGTTGCTCCAACGACCACCATGGTTTTCAAATTTAGCTATTACATAGTCTTTGGTGGGATTGACGCTAATAATTTGCAGAGGGCTGTGTTCGTGTTGTTGTAGAAGTTCACTTTTTGTTGCTTCTGACAGTTTTGAGATATCCCGCTTAAATAGATCCGGCACAAAAGCGAAACGCTCATCAATCGCTGAAGCCGGTGCCAAGCGATGCAGGGCTTGAGCGGCTGGGCGCGCTTTGACAGAACTGACAATCGCCGCTGTTATCCCAGTCGCGACTGCACCGGCGACTAACCCGGCGGCGATGCGTCTAGCACTGCTGCCTACCTGTTGTTTGTTGCACGTATGACTCCGAGGGATATGAGACTGCCCGCAGGGCTTTCCGTTTCCGCCCTCGGGGGCGTCGGTTAGCGCTAGGCGGGCGACTTTCCCGGCATGAGCGCAGCGTCGCGGCGCTGGCGGGCGGGATCGATGTAGGTCGTGGCGTAGGTATTGATGTAGTTGTCGCGGCGGGGCTTGCGATAGCCGGGCTCGTGTTTGCGGCGGAGCGCTTCGAGGGTGAGGTTGTGCCGGCGGATGCCACCGGGGATGCCGGTGTTCTTGAGCTCTTTCTTGGCCTCGTTGAACGCCTTGGGGGTCAGGCGCATCGAGGGTTCGGGGGCGGTGGCTTTGTGGACGGCCTCGGTGACGGCGCGTTGCGCTGTGCGGCGAAGTGCAGCGGGGCTACCAAGGATCGCCTTGCGACTGCCCTTGAAGGTCAAGGCTGCAACGGCACCGGCGGTCAGGCCAGCGGCGATGGCTTTACCGGTGGGGAAGGCGCCGCGTTTGTGGCAGGTCTTGCCTCGGGCGATGTGGCCCTGGCCGCAGGCTTGGCCATCGGCATCGCGGCGGCTGGTCTTACCGGAGCACTTCCACTTCGCCCGGGACAAGCAGAGCGGGGTGTTCTTCTCAGCGCCGGAGCAGTCGTACCCCTCGGATTTCATGTCACCGAAGCTGCGGGCGCAGTAGCGGTCACCTTTGTCGGTGCCGGGGGCGATGCGGTAGCCCTTGGCGCCGTAGCGGACCTTGTTTTTGCGGCCGGTCTCGGGGTTGGTGACGACCTTGGTGTACTTCTTGTCGTCCTCGGTGTCCTTCTGGGCACGGGGCTTGGCAACGCCCGAGGAGGCGTCGATGCGGACGGTGGCCGGGGTCAGGGCCATGGCTCAGATGGCGAGTTGGTCGAGCTCGGGGGAGAAGCCGGCGGCGTAGACCGAGTCGCGGCGGCCGGGGCGGTTATACATCCGCTCGAACTGTGATTTGGCTGTGCGATAGGTGACGTTGCTCTTGGCAGCAGCAGCGCGCCCAAATGTGTTGCGCAGCCCTGCAGCGGCATTTGAGGCTGCAGATTTGGCACCGGAGAGGTTGGCCTTGTTCAGATCACCGGTGAGCGCGGAGCCGACTAGGGCTGAGACTGCTCCCGAGCCAAGGGAACGTTTGGCTTGTTGCTTTAAGGCTTTGTTGTTGGTGCGGTTGCCCTTGGCGGCCATACCGGCAGCTCCAAGTGCTGCAAAAGCTCCTTGTGCCTGGAGTGCGCGGCCCGCTCCTTTGAGGTCGCCGGACATGCCCTTGGCGACGCTTTGGGCGTAGTTGTACAGGGTGCCTGCGGTGCCTGCGATAACAGCGGCGTTCTCAAGACCCGCACGCACACGCGATCCGGCTTTCTGTGCCGTGCCCTTGGTGCATTTCTCGCCCTCGGAGATGCTGCCCTTGCCGCACTTGAGGTCCAGGCGCTCGGCGGCGTCCAGCCGAGCGCGGATGTAGGCGCGGGAGCGGTGCTGGATGCCCAGGTCGCAGGCGGCGAGGTACTCCTGCGGGCTCAGGGCATCGTTGCGGTCCATCTTTTTGGCGTAGCTGCCGCAGCTGCCGTCGCAGGAGGCTTTGCCCTTACGGCCCTTGCCCATGCACCCGCAGTCCCCGTCCATGGGGGCTTTGGTGTTTTTGACGTTTTTGGCGCTCCGTTTGCGGCTGTGCTTGGCCTTCTGGGCATCGTCGGGTTCGGCACCCTCGCGGGTCTCTTCCTCAGGGGTTTCGCCCATTTCGTGGGCTTTTCCTTCGCCGGGCTCGAGTTCGAGGGGACGGCGCTTCTTGGTAGCGGGCATGGCAAGCAGGGCGCGTCCGCCCAGGCTGTATAAGCCAGGCTATGGAGGGCCGTTAGAGCGGAACTGGCGCGATCTGCTCGAAGACGGCGGCCTTGTTCAGAGCAACAGGCTCGATGCGCGTTGCTTTCAGGGCACGGGCTACATCGCGCTGGTGTGATTTCTGCATGGAGGCGTAGTCCGGGTCGAGACTGTCGACCTCGTTTGTCCACGGGGCGAGGTAACAGCGGCAGCGCGGGTGCAGGGGGACGCGGATCTCTGGGCGGCGATAGATCTGGCCCGCTCTCGGGGCGCAATAGGCGCAGCTGCGGTCATCTGCTGTGGCGTAGTACATCACCAGATCGATGCCCTGGGCGGCGTAGTACGTGTTGGAGGCGTCGTTGTAGGCCCGCAGGCTTTCGGTGCGGACGATGACGTCGGCACGGGATTTCACAACGCCGAGGCGCGAGCGCATGTCGTGGACGATGGCGTCGGTGGCGCGGCCTTCGACGATGCCCTGGGTGACGATCTCGGCAGCGCTGCTGGCGAAGGTCTCACCGTGTTTGCGTAGGAAGCCCCGGGCCTGGGCGGCGGAGGCGAAGGCGGCTTCGATGGGGATGGTGGCGTCGACGCGGGGGCCGGTTTGCACCAGGCCGGTGAGCTCGTCGGCGACGGTCAGGCCGTAGCGGCTCGCTGTTTGGACAAGGTTGCGGAAGATCCGGTCGTAGGCGTCGACGCGGTCGGGGCGGTAGGCCGGGACCAGTTGCCGGAACTCTTGGAGAAGGGCCAGGTTGCGCTGCGTGGGGTCCGCGGCTCCGGAACGCATGTGGATGCGAGCGTGGCGGACGAGGTTGTTGAAGCTGGTGTCGAGGACGCGGTTGAGCAGGCGCAGCGTGCCGTCCTCGGCTGTACGCAGGGCCTGGTTGTAGCGCTCAATCAGCTCCACGTTGTCTGCGCTCGATCAGGCGGCGGGCCTCGCGCTGGGCGGCGGCGCGGGTCATGCCTTCATTGCCGGGGCGACCGAGGATGTCGCGGGTCAGTTCGGTCAGGTTGCGCAGTCGCTCTGGAGCGCGGCCGGTGGCGGGGGCGCGGCGGCTGAGGCGGGGGAAACCGTTCTCGTTGAGGATGCGGAAGGCGGAATCGGTATCCGGCAGCTCGGTGCTGCGGCTGATCTGCTGCGCCACGCGGCGGGCCGTGCCCTCGCCGATGGTGAAGTCGTTGTTCAGGC